TTATTACAATTAAATATGAATATCAAGGAGACGAAGAGGAATATAATCCAAGCTGGGCAGATAGCTGTTGAAGAGTTAATCAAAGTAGCTAAAGAAGCTATTGTAGATTCGGGTGATGATATCACCGCTGACAGACTTAAGAACGCTGCTGCTACAAAAAAGCTTGCTATCTTCGATGCTTTTGAGATATTAAACAGGATCCAAGAAGAGGATAATCTCTTAGAAGGGCGAGAGCCCGAGGATAAGGGAGGTAAAGTTTTCAAGGGTTTTGCTGAAGGAAGATCTAAGTAATGCACAAACAGACATTATTAAAAATAATAGAGCCTATAAAGAAAACCACTCTTACAAGACTCAATAGAGGTAAGAAGTGGAAATATGGTTATGACAAGGATCACGATTTAGTGGTATTGTCTAAGACTGGGGTTATAGGTGAGATATATGACATACAGGGTTTTAAAGTTGCTCTACCTAAACCCACTAATGTTTTCAAACACGAAAGCAATAAGTGGAAGAAAGTGGATCAACCTAAAGAGCTCAGCCGCATAAAAACTATATTCGACTGGAGAAGTTACCCAGACGAGCAGAAGGATAAGTGGCATGGGTATATAGATGAAGAGTTCAGACGTAGAGAGGAAGGTTTTTGGTTCACGAATAAAGGTAAACCAACTTACATAACCGGTAGTCACTACATGTACTTGCAATGGAGTAAGATTGATGTGGGTGCGCCAGATTTTAGAGAGGCCAATAGATTGTTCTTTATATTTTGGGAGGCTTGTAAAGCCGATAAGAGATGCTATGGAATGTGCTACCTTAAGAACCGTCGTTCAGGGTTTTCTTTTATGAGTTCAGCTGAAACAGTTAACTTAGCCACTATATCGAGTGATAGTAGATATGGGATACTCTCTAAGTCTGGTGCCGATGCAAAGAAGATGTTTACAGATAAGGTTGTACCGATATCTATAAACTACCCTTTCTTTTTCAAACCTATACAAGACGGTATGGATCGTCCAAAGTCTGAGTTAGCATACAGGGTTCCTTCTACTAGATTCACTAGAAAGAAAATTCAGAGTGGTGACAGACTAGAAGAGTTAGCAGGTCTCGATACCACTATAGATTGGAAGAACACTGGGGACAATAGTTATGACGGTGAAAAGCTAAGTCTACTAGTCCATGATGAGAGCGGGAAATGGGAGAGACCGGATAACATATTAAACAACTGGCGAGTCACAAAGACTTGCTTAAGACTTGGTAGTAGAATCGTAGGGAAATGCCTTATGGGATCTACTTCAAACGCATTAGACAAAGGAGGTACAAACTTTAAGAAATTATACAATGACTCAGATGTATCAAAGCGAAACCGTAATGGACAAACGAAGTCTGGGCTTTATTCTCTCTTTGTCCCTATGGAATGGAACTATGAAGGATTTATTGACGAGTTCGGATTTCCAGTCTTTGATAATCCACGTGATGGAAAACGACTGGGACCGGACGGTGAACTGATAGACGTTGGGGTTATTGATAGCTGGGAGAATGAAGCTGAGGGATTAAAAGATGATCACGATGCTTTAAATGAATTCTATCGTCAGTTCCCCAGGACAACAGAGCACGCTTTCAGGGATGAGAGTAAGAACAGTATCTTTAATTTAATGAAGATATACGAGCAGATAGATTACAACGAAGGTAGCAGGCATAACGCTCATACTACAACCGGGAGTTTTGGTTGGGTGAATGGTATTAAGGATACACAGGTGGTTTTCCACCCAGATCCAGGAGGTAGGTTTAAGGTTAGCTGGGTTCCACCATCTAATTTACAGAATAAACAGATAATAAAGAATGGTGTTAGATTCCCAGGCAATGATCATATTGGCGCGTTCGGCTGTGATAGTTATGATATTAGCGGTACTGTTGATGGCAAGGGATCGAAAGGGGCGCTNCACGGATTAACNAAATTCTCTATGGAAGACGCTCCAGCAAGTACGTTCTTTCTAGAGTATATAGCAAGACCACAAACCGCAGAGATATTCTTTGAAGATGTATTGATGGCTCTTGTGTTTTATGGCATGCCTATACTAGCGGAGAACAATAAACCAAGATTACTGTACTACCTACGCCGAAGAGGTTATAGAGGATACAGTATGAATCGACCAGATAAAAACTGGAAGAAACTATCCGTAGCTGAAAAAGAAGTGGGTGGTATACCAAACTCTAGTGAAGATATCAAGCAAGCGCACGCTGCCGCTATTGAGATGTATATACAAGGACACGTAGGGCATTTAGGTGAAGGCAACTATGGGACAGTGTACTTTAACGAGTTACTTAACGATTGGGCTAGGTTTGATATAAACAAAAGAACTAAACACGATGCTTCTATAAGCTCTGGTTTGGCTATCATGGCATGCAATAGGCATATGTATGCACCCAACGCTAAGATAGAGAGACAACCCTTAGATTTGAATATAGTGAAATACGATAATAAAGGGTTTAATTCCCAGATAATAAAATAGCATGGCTGAGTCATTGTATGTAAATTTCCCTTCTCAAGCGGTTCCTGACCTAGAGAAAATGAGTTCCGAATACGGACTCAAAGTAGCTAGAGCTATCGAGCAAGAGTGGTTTAAGGATTCTTATAGTAACAGATACAGCGCTACCCAGCGTAACTTCCATAATCTTAGGTTGTATGCTAGAGGAGAGCAGTCTATACAGAAATATAAAGATGAACTGTCTATTAACGGTGATTTATCTTATCTTAATTTAGATTGGAAGCCTGTACCTATTATACCTAAGTTCGTAGATATCGTTGTTAACGGTATGTCCGAAAGAATGTTCAATATAAAAGCGTACTCTCAAGATCAGTATGGCGTGAGTAAGAGAACTGACTACATGGAATCTGTGATTAGAGACATGGAGTCTAAGGCTTTCAATGATCAGGCGGCTAAGTTATTTAGTGTTGATTTATACGAAACAGATCCTAAGAAGTTACCAGAAACTAAAGAGGAGTTAGACTTGCATATGCAGTTGACTTATAAGCAAGCTGTTGAGATCGCAGAGGAGCAAGCTATAAATGTTCTATTGGATGGTAATAACTACGATCTTATTAGACGTAGGTTGATATACGATTTAACTGTATTAGGTATCGGGTGTGTGAAGACTGGTTTTAACTGGAGCGAGGGTGCTACTGTTGAGTACGTAGATCCCGCTAATGTTGTGTATTCACATACAGATTCTCCATACTTTGAAGACCTGTATTACATAGGGGAAATAAAGACTATACCTATAAACGAGTTAGCTCGAGAATTTGAGCACTTAACAGAGTCTGATCTAAAAGAGGTTCACTCTAACTCTAGCAAGCGTACTACAAGACGCATGAATGAGATGGATCAGAATAAGGTTCAAGTTTTATATTTTAATTTTAAAACATACACTAACGACGTTTATAAACTCAAAGAAACTAAGAGTGGTGGAGATAAGGTTATAGAGAAATCTGACGCCTTTAATCCCCCTATGAATAAAGAAGGTGGCTACTCTAAGATGCAAAGGTCTGTAGAGTGTGTGTTTGAAGGCGCTATGATTTTAGGTACTGACAAACTACTTAAGTGGCAAAAGGCTGAAAACATGATGCGGTCTAAGAGTAACTTTAACAAGGTTAAGATGAACTACTCTTTAGTTGCACCAAGAATGTACGAAGGTAGGATTGAATCTATCGTAAGCAGAATAACTGGGTTTGCTGATACGATACAGTTAACTCATCTTAAGTTACAGCAGATTATGTCACGCATGGTTCCTGATGGAGTATACCTAGACGCAGATGGACTTGCTGAAGTAGATTTAGGTAACGGTACGAATTACAACCCGCAAGAAGCACTTAACATGTTCTTCCAAACAGGTAGTGTTATAGGTAGATCGTTTACCAGTGATGGTGATCAGAACCCAGGTAAAATACCTATACAGCAAATATCTAACGGTGCTGGGCAAAACAAAATTGGTAGTTTAATAAGTACATATAACTACTATCT